CGTTGCCCGCGATGCCCGCGCTGCCCGGCATCGTTTCGCGTCTTGGCTGATCTTCGGATCGTGGAGTTGGTATGATTGGGATGTTGCGTGGCTGACGACGACATATTTCGGCGCCATGCAGATCAATAAACCGACCGTCATCGCCTGGACGGAACCTTTGCTTCGGGCGTATCTCGACGGTGCTTGGCTGTTGTTCTGGACGGACGACACTCTCTATTGGGTCGCCAAGCCGACGCTGCACAAGATGGATGACCGTCGTCTTCACCGCCAAGATGGACCTGCATTCGTCTGTGATGTTGAAGATCTGTATTTCTTCGAAGGGACGCTAGTTCCGGGTGCGTGGATCGAGGACAAGTCGTCGATCTCTGCGCACTCGGCCATCACATGGCCGAACCTCGAACAGCGCCGCATAGCCTGCGCTCATATCGTAGGCTGGTCGAAAATCCTCTCGTCGCTCAATGCGAAAACAATCGATCATGACGGCGACCCACTGATCGGAACGCTTGTCGAGGTTCAACTTCCTGACCTTCCCGCACCGTCACGCTTTTGCATGGTCGAGTGCGGGACAGGTCGCCAGTTCGCAATTGGCGTTCCGCCGACTACGTCCACAGCGATGGAAGCGCAAGCGTGGATGCAAGGTGTTGCGTTATCGAAGTTCAAGAAACCGGAGATTCGCACGTGAAAACTTTTAAGAACACCGCAGCGCAGGGCGAGATCGGCATCCGGCGTATCGCCAAATTGCCAAGTGACGTGACGCCGATGAAAACCGCAACCGGACGCCACATCATCGGCCACAGCGAAACCGGACACCACCATGTACTCGAACGTCCCGCCAAGGTGTTTGAGGCAAAAGCGGCTACCGCTGGGATGCGTATCCTCTACGCAATCATCGAAGATGCGAACGTGCTGACACACGATCGCCCGTTCGATACGCACGAGCCGATCGCTCTTGATCCAGGCATCTACGAGTTTCGCATCGGGCGCGAGTACGACCCGTATGAAGCGATCGCACGCCGGCAGGCCGACTAAATATCCACCGGCCTGCGTATCGGCCGGTGTCTTTTCTTTTCCCTCTCGCCCAAGAGGCTCAGATGAAGAACTCATTCGATTTGTCCGGCGACCTGCAATGCGTCGAGTCCGACGTGCAGGAGTTGCAGCGGATCATCTTCGAGACCTCGGACTATCCGAACGATGCCGAAGAGGCGGACATCTGCCGCAGCATCGAAGCGCTGCGCACCTCCATCCGTCACTTTCGCGAGCGGATCAACGCTCGCATTCCTCAACACAATGACCGGCCCATCATGATCGGCCGTCGCGGATATGGGGTTGTGTGATGAACCCGATCAGCGGATCAATGAATCTCCATCGCGTGCTGGCCGTTCGATTGGTGCGGTACATGCCTGAGAATTCAAACGCAGTAACAATCAGGCTCGAAAGCTACGACGGCCTTTCGGATTTTGATCTGACGATCTTCGACCTGCCGACCAAGCATGCGGAACAGTTGGTGTCTGCCTTGACGGCGTTGCATGCGGCACCGGTCAACGAACCGGAGCCAGTCGGATGACTGAACCATGGACCTTTTACGACTTCTTCAGCGAGGTCTGCGTGGTCATCGTTGTGGTGCAGGTGACGCTTTTCATGCTGCACAAGTGGTCGTGAATTTGCGCTGACCTAGTAGGGCCTGCGGTCCCCCTGGACACAGTTAGGTTAGCGCGAGTGCTGGTGACGGTTTCACAGCGGGGCCGGGGGTATCGGCCGGAGCCGTCACCAGCAAACCAATCTAGGAGCAATGACAATGGCAGACGGTAACGCAGTGGCGGTGACGGTGCAGCCGGTGAAGCTGCCGAGCTCGGTCGATATGGAGGCAGCCGCATATGCATCGGTGATCGAGCGAGCGGCACGGGATGAGACTGTACCTATCGAGCGGCTGGAAAAGCTGTACGAGTTCCAGCGGCGCGTTCGTTCCGACGCCGCCGAGCGGGCATTCCTTGAGGCTATTTCACAGCTTCAAGCCGAATTGCCGACCGTGGCCCGGAAGGGCAAGGGCCACAACAACGACTACGCGCGCTTCGAGGATATCATCGATGCCATCCGGCCTGTGCTCGTAAAGCACGGGTTCTCGCTGACGTTCCGCACGGCGCAGACTGAGAAAGCAATCACTGTGACGGGTGTTCTCGGTCATCGCGAGGGGCACAAAGAAACCACCGACGTTGTGCTCCCGCCTGATACCGGAGGCAGCAAGAACGTGGTCCAAGCGTGGGGATCTAGCACCAGCTACGGCAAGCGCTATGTCACGCTGACCCTGCTTGGCATAGCCACCGAAAAGGAAGACGACGATGGCAACAAGGCGGTGGCAAAGCCAGCCGAAGCCAACACGGTCGAAACGCTGAAAAAGCTGATCGAGGACACCAAGACCGACATTGGCAAGGTCTGCGCTCATTACTCGGTCGAGGGGCTGGACGACCTGACGGCCAAACAGATTGCCGAAGCTATCGCGGGGCTGTCAGCGCGCAAGCGCCAGCAGCAGGTGAAGAAATGATCGAGCAAGGATCAGACGAGTGGAAGCGTTTGCGGTTGGGCCGCGCCACAGCTTCTCGCATGGCCGATATCTGCGCCACCACCAAGACCGGATGGGGTGCTTCCCGTGCAAACTACGCCGCACAGCTGATTGCCGAACGCCTGACTGGCGTCGTGGCTGAGAGTTATACCAACGCGGCGATGGAATGGGGAACAGCGACCGAGGCCGAAGCACGCAGCGCGTATTCTTTCTTCCAAGGCGTCACGGTCGAGACGGTCGATTTCGTTCCTCACCCGGCGATCGACATGAGCGGGGCGAGCCCTGACGGTTTGGTCGGAGTCGATGGCCTTGTAGAGATCAAGTGCCCGAGCACTGCCACACAGATCGACACGCTGCTGCGCGGCAAGATCCCGGAGAAATACATCCTGCAAATGACGTGGCAGATGGCCTGCACGGGGCGTCGCTGGTGCGACTTCGTGAGCTTCGATCCTCGCATGCCGGAGAACCTTCGACTGTTCGTCACGCGCATCGAACGCGATGACGTGTTGGTTCTCGATCTGGAAGACAAGGTTCGCGAGTTCCTTGCCGAGGTTCACGCCAAGACGGTCACGCTTCAGGAGATGGCCGCATAACCCTCCACTGCCAACTCTGCCACGCAACAGGGGATCTCTATGATAACCAACGACGCGATACCGGAGAGACCATCACCACCTGCGATTTCTGTCGGTTCGATCCCTTCGCTGTGCGCATCATGCAGCGCGGCGAGCCTCCACCCAAACCCCGCATGTCAGTCCGTCTATCTGCCCCAACTGCGGAACGGATACCGATTTCCAAATTCAAACTACGGCCGAAGGCTGAAAGACGTTCGCAAGTGCCTGAGGTGGTTCCGGGCTAAGGGAGAGTGACCGATGAGCGACGCAAAACCAACCGAACTGCTGACCAGCGTCACGATCACGATTCATTGGGCCGATCAAGGCGGGCTCTCTCTCATGGTCGGAGACCGGCTGATCAAAGCCGTCGAGACGGAAGAGCAGCTTTCGTCATTCATGGGCGGGTTCTTGAAGGCGCTGCGAGGCCAAGCGCGACACATCACCATCCCGATCGAGGATCATAACAAGCTGCTGGAATACCGCGATCAGGTCCGGCGCATGGCACGACCAAGCGCCAGCACAAAGGGCATGGCGGCACGGCTATCCCCGTCGCCTGAATTGTCGGTCGATGAGCCTACCGAAAGCATTGATGACGATGAGACGATAGAGCCGCTTTCGAAGTGGCGGCAGAAACTCGGGTTTGGGGGTCGGCAGTGACCCGCGCCGTCGTCGTCATTGACAGCACGCGCAATCGCGACAAGGCGGCGAATTGGGTATTTCGCGCGCCATTCGGAACGCGCATCGAGTTCAAGAAGGCCAAGCGGTCCATTCCACAGAACGCCCGCATGTGGGCGATGCTGACGGACGTTGCATCGCAGATCACATGGCATGGGCAGCGCCTCACGCCTGACGACTGGAAGCTCATTTTCCTCGATGCGCTCAAGCGGGAGGTCCGCATTGTGCCGGCGATCGACGGCAGAGGATTTGTGAACTTGGGCCGCTCGTCCTCCGACCTCAGCAAGTCCGAAATGAGCGACCTGATGGAACTGATCACAGCATTCGGGGCGAACCATGGCGTTCGTTTCAACGAAGACATTAAATCACAAACGGAGAGCACGCATGCAGAAAGCGCTTGAGACACTTGCAAAGCCTGACAAGCCAGAGAAATCCGTCTCGCAGATCAGCGCGCCACGAATGGCGGTTATCACCGTGCCGATCAAGAACGCGCCCGGTTCGCCGCTTGTCATCAACGCCTTCTCATCGAAGGCACGAGAAACCATGCGCGCGGCACAGGAGCTTGGTTCAGTCGGCAAGAAAGGCAAGAAGAAAGACCCCAAGGACTTCGACGCGCTCTACATGGCGGCGCGGCACATTTCCAGGGATGGATGGGACGGCGTAAACGCTGCGACGTTCCGCAACGCAGCTATTTCGGCCTGCCGCCTCTGCGGCTTCAAGATGACACTCGGCAAGTTGTCGGTGTTCGTCGAGGCCGACGGCATTTCAGCAGCAGACGGCACGCCATTGGTTCGCGTTCATGGTGAACCGGTGCCGTTCGAAGCGATGGTACGCAATCAGACTGGCGTTGCCGATATCCGAATTCGCCCTCGTTGGGATGAGTGGTCAGCCATGCTGCGCATCCGCTTCGACCGCGAGCAGTTTTCCGATGAAGACATCATCAATCTGCTCGTTCGTGCTGGCACGCAGTGCGGCATCGGTGAAGGGCGACCCGACTCGTCGAACAGCTTTGGTCTTGGTTGGGGTCTGTTCGAGATCGACGTGTCGAAGCCGATCAGCCTGCACGAAATTCCGGCGCCGAAGATCCAGTTCGTTCGGAGTTGAGGCAGGCGGCGAATGGAATGGTGCGAACAGGAACGGACCTGACTGAAGAGGGTCGGCAGGCGTGGCCGGCTTCGCTAGGTGTTGAATGGATCGCATAGGTTCGGAGCGGCAGGCGCGGACTGGCTCGTAGGCTGGGCGGCGCATGGTTGCGATCGGCACGGCAGGCGACGCGCGGTCAGGATACGACGGGATGCGAATGGTGTGTGACGGCAGGCTTCGACAGGATCGGCTCGCAAGCGTCTGGACCGTATTGG